TAAAAAATGGTATAAGGGTTGGTATATGTTTACAATTGATAATGCGAATAGTACGAATTTAGAAAGAAATGTGACTTATAGTGAAATACCAAGTCAACATAAATCTTTCAATATTTTAAAACTGGAAAACGGGCATTTTGCAGCCCAACCGAACAATAGAGTATTGTTCTTTGACAAATCATTGACGCCAAGTGAACTAAAGTTTCCAGACTTTAAAGTGTCCACTACTGAGTTTTCAGTTGAGAGTGAAGAGAAGTGGACAGCAGGTGATGATGATAAATTTTTTTATGAACTGAAAGAGGAAAACGAATGAGAAGTGTGCTGAACAAAGAAAAGAATTTGGACTTTACCAAACAACCAATGTTTTTTGGTCCTGAATTACAAGTACAAAGATATGACGATATGAAATATCCTATCTTTGACAAACTGAACCAACAACAATTAGGGTATTTTTGGAGACCTGAAGAAGTATCTTTACAGAAAGATAGAAACGATTACTTACAATTAAACGAACAACAAAAGTTTATCTTTACAAGTAATCTGAAATATCAAACTATGTTAGATAGTGTACAAGGTCGTGGTCCTTGTTTAGCATTTTTACCATTTGTTTCACTACCAGAATTAGAAGGCTGTATTGTGACTTGGGACTTTATTGAGACCATTCACAGTAGAAGTTATACATACATTATTAAAAATTTATATGCAAATCCAGGTGAAGTGTTTGATACAATTATGATGGATGATAAAATTCAAGCAAGGTCTAAATCTATCACTAAGACTTATGATGATTTAATTGCAATGGGTTATAAATGGCATTTAGATGAAAGTAAAGTTGATTTATATGAATTGAAAAAGAAAATGTATCTAGCAATGGTTACAGTAAACATCTTAGAAGGCTTAAGGTTCTATGTATCGTTTGCTTGTTCATTTGCATTTGGTGAATTAAAACTTTTAGAAGGTTCAGCAAAGATTATCTCATTTATTGCAAGAGATGAAAGTCAACACCTTGCAATGTCACAAACAGTTATTAATAACTGGCACGACAAGAATGATGATAAAGATATGTTAAAGATTAGAAAAGAAGTTGAAAAAGAAGTCTATACAATGTATGACGAAGCAGTACAAGAGGAGAAAAGGTGGGCAACATATCTATTTTCCAAAGGAAGTATGATTGGTTTATCCGAAAAACTGTTACACCAGTTTGTAGAATATATGGCGAACAGACGAATGAAAGCAATCGGCCTAGAACCGAAATACGAACAAAAACAAAATCCACTGCCTTGGGTAGACCATTGGTTAAACAGCAGGTCTACACAAAACGCACCACAAGAAACTGAAATCGAAAGTTATGTGATTGGTGGTATTAAACAAGATGTTACAAAAGACCAATTTAAGAAATTTAAACTATAATGAGTGAAAAACGAATAAAAAACTGTTCTTCCTGTGAAACTAAATATACCGTACAATGGGATATTGACGAGCAAGATTTAGAACCGTTAACTTGCCCATTTTGTGGATACGAAGTTGAACAGGAAGAAGATGAAGAAATTTGGACAAACGAACAGCAAGCCGAAGACGATAGTTGGAATTGATTATAGTTTAACAAGTCCTGCCATATGTGTGGCAAAAGATAATAAATTAAATTTCTACTATCTTACCAGCAAGAAAAAATATGATGGTAAGATGGCTGAAAATATTGAAGGCCAATTGCATGATGAGTTTGATAACCCTATGCATAGGTTTGGTCTAATATCAGATTGGGTGTTTTATGTATTATATGATTTACACGAAGGTGATTATGAAATATATATTGAGGGTTATTCATTTGGTTCTAAAGGCCAAGGCGTTTTTCAAATTGCCGAAAATTGTGGCATACTTAAATACAGACTTGAACAAGAAGCGTTATCTTGGAGTACAGTTGTTCCTAGTGTTGTTAAAAAAGGTGCAACCGGAAAAGGTAATGCAGATAAAGATATGATGTACGAAGCGTTTATAAAAGAAACAAATATTGATTTAAAAAAGATATTTGATACTGATAAAGTTGGTAATCCTGTATCAGATATTGTTGATAGTTATTATATAGCAAAGGTTGGTTATGAAAATAGTAAAGTTTGATAAGTCAAAAGCACCTACAGCATTAGTAGAAGCTTTAAAAGATAAACATGAAATTATAGACTTATCAGATGTTGAGAAGTTTAGATATTCTCATTTTTATCATATGAAAAATTGTGACTTCTTTTTAAATAATGGTACATTTGGTAGCAACCACCCTAAAAGATTATGGGAACCAGATGTAGATAATCATAAAATGGCCGTAATGAACCATAGAAATGACCTTGTAAATATGTTTGCAAATCATTATGGTAAAAAAATAATTCATTTTGAAAGTGCTACACTTAGTAGAATGAAGTGTAATTATGTCAATAGGTTTTACAAACAAATTGCTCCTAGATTTTATAGAATGGGATTAAACCATTGGGTATTCAGTAAAACAAAATGGTGTAAACCTATTAAAGGCAGACTAGAAAAAAATCTAAAGTTAATAGAAGACGAAAACAATTTCACATTTCAAAATGTATTTAATCACAAATGGAAAAATAACAAAAACGGTTATATTTTAATTTTACCTGGTTTAGAAGATGACCCTACTAGCTCTGTGCCTGTTGCTGAATTTGTTGCACAAACGGTACATTGGATTAAACAAGTTACGGCTAGAAAAATTGTTGTTAAGGCACATCCTCATAGTAAACTAACTTATGATGATTTAGATGTTGAAGTAATGACAGGTGATAGTAGAATTGTTGACCTTGCAAAAGATGTATATTGTGCTATACTAGATAGTAGTACAAGTATATTTGAACTAACAGAATTAGGTATACCTACAATTACAACT